TGAAGATATGCGGGTCAGAGACTGGAACAACGTCCGTATTGCGCTGAAAGTCACTCGACTTGATCGGTAACTCGGCAACAATGTCCCCTTTTTTCTGCTCATCCAGATACCAGCGGTCAATACGCTGCAAAATCATCAAAACTCGACGCTGCGAGTCGTGCAATCGAGCGTGAATCGCTGAAAATACGGCAGATCCCTGCTCAATCAGGGCTTGAGTCGTCCCAACAGGCGCATTACTCGTAATGTCAGCTATCTTTTCCTCTGCTGTAGTCACTACACCTTTAGCAGCCGTCGAGAGATAGCCCAAAAGCTGGAACAGGACAGGGCTTGGCGGGTTAAATGGCATCGGCATAGCTATCTTGCGGATGTCATCCACCCCCGGAGCGCCCTCAATCTCCGCTACTTGCGTGACTTCAATTTGCTGGGTCTGTCCACTAATCCTTGCACCCTTGAGCTTGAGCATTGTGGCTGCATTGTTAATATGTGCGCTGTCAAGCAAAGCACGCAAAGCCCCAGTAAGGGCTGCAGATAGACCCCCAATAAGCTGCGGAAGACCGATTCCATATGCACCCCTCCAAGGAATGAATTTAAACTCTACCAGCCAGTCAAGCTTGTCCATCGCATCATCGCCCTGCTCCCAATTACGGTACAGACCGATCACTTCATGCTCGTTGTCGTCGATCATCAGGATGTAAGGAGCCGACTCACCGCCTGACTCCTTGTCGTCCTCCAGTTCCAGCCAAGTGTAGATGTGGAACACGCGCCGAAGACTGTCTTCACCGTCCTGATACTGCTTACCCTCAATCTTCTGGTTAGCCTTCTCAGCGGCGCTTATGTCTGGCTCTAGAGAAGACCTGATGAAGTCTGTGTCCCGATACAGGTTACGAGCGATCCTGTTCTTGTACTCCCACTCGCTGATGTCCTGAATCTCAGTGACGCGCTGAGCAGTGTAGAAGTTCGCCGCGCTGTAGGGCAGGAGGATGTTGTCGATAGCCACAAACTCAGCGCAAGGACGTTTCTTCTTCTCGTCCCACCACATCTTCATAAACTGTGAGCCACCAAGCGGTAGTTGGGACAGAAGCTGCTCTTGCTCATCCCTAAACTCTTGGATCTGGTCGGTCAGTTGCCAGTTGATATAGTCGCGCTTGCGCTCAGCGATCTCCGTCTTCTCGTCCGTAACGTCTCCGAGAATGTTGATACGCGCAGGGCCGTCAGGCGGGAACAACTCCTTGATAGCCCTAGCTGCAAAGTCTACGCACGCCTCAGCCATGACGGGGTGTACCGTCTTGGAAGCGCCTAGGAAGTTAGCACCGCCCGGAGCATCATTGCCCAAACCTGTGCGCTTCAGACCCTCCTCATACTGCTTGTCGCGCAACTCACGCGCCTGCTTGTCTTTATCGATAAGGTCTAGGTAGCGTGAACACAGATCCTCTAGATCACGCAGGTTGACGACCTCAGCCAAGTTCTCGTAGAAGTCCTCGTCCTCTGACGGGCCTTTGAAGTCATCGCTCATGGTGACAACAGCAGATCCGTCAGGCAATTCCTCTACGTCATCTGGCTGGTCAACGATATCAACTGTAGCGCCACCGTCTGGCGTGAATGTCATGCCGTCGATGAAACGATCAGCATTCGGGTCTATAGGCATATCAGCCATTGCGCTTCCTTAGTTGTTTATCCATTACAGCAAACTGCATAGCGGTTGGTTGCATTTATTCGCGCCCTATGATGTTCATGTGCGCCGGGTCGAATACGACAAAGTTGCTAGTACCCGCGCCGCTTGTTCTGCTGCTGCCGTCTAGGTAGCGGATGCCGGGGATGCCTGCTTGTCTAAGCGCGGCGGTAGCCTTGTCTTGTCCGTTCAAACTTGCAGTGAGCCGCGTATATGCGTTCTCTCCGGTGGTGTTTGCGCCGTAATCCGCAACCATGCGGTCTACATCCTTCTGCGACAAGCCAAACTTCGACCCACCGGAACTAAGAACCCAAGGTTGAACCTGCTTCGGGTCTGCCTGACCCATGCGGTTGTCTAGAATCTTGCCGCCGCCGCCCATATCAAGTCCATGCGGATTAACTTCGCCTTTTGGCATCAATTTCCCAAATGCCGCCTGCACATCAGGATGCTGCTGACTCAGCGGCTTATCCCAATCGAGCATCTTGGCAATCTGCTCGTCGGGGAGGTCTACTTTGTAGAGGTAGCTTTTTACGGAATCCTGCAATACCTTCTTTTCCGCTGCATTTAACTTGTTACCGTAATCAGCCAAAAGGCTTTTTGCAAAGTCCACGTTATTCATATTTGGCGCAATATCACCAGAAATATTGTGCTTCTCCATTATTGGCCCAAATAACTTCTCGTCAAAAGTAGCTAACTTACTAGCGTATCCCTTCGCCACTCCCGGAGCCTCAGCCAGATACAACCCAGCCCCATAAGCCTGCGCCCCTTCACCCGTCCCGATCTTGCTGGCATCAAACTCACCCAACGGGTTCTTGGCTGTCGGCGGGAAACGGTGTGGCGAGCCATGCCACACATCCATCGGCAACACAGCACCAGACTTCACCATGTAATTCTCAAGCCCACGCGCTAATTCTGGCCCTGCATACCGTCTAGCAGCCATTGCCGCGCCTTTAGCCAACGGTGCAAACGGCAAAGCGCCAGCCAATATGTCAGCGCCAATCAGGAAGTTTTCTGTTTCCCTAGACCTGCGCTCATAGTCCCTTGAACGTGGATCCATTACCGAGGTAGGGGGAGCCATGTTTGCCCTGCCCTTTTTCCCTTGCGCGGCTATGTTAGGGTTCATAGTTGAAGGGATCAAAGAAGCCCTCATCTCTTCTATCGTAGGTTCAGCATCACCACCCTCAACACGCTTTATAGGATGATCCCATACCGCCATGTTCATAGCGTCCTGAGATACAGCACCACCCCTACGATAAGTTGGAGCAGGTTCTGGAGCAGGTTCTTCTTGTGATAGTCCAGCGCCTATAGCGACAGGAGGAGCAGCCTGATAGAGCGACTGACCCTTGGTAGTGATTTCATCCCGCATCTGGGGAGTAATGTCAAAGGAATGAAACTTGGCTGAAAACTCCTCTGCAGCCCTTGGATTTGCTGCAAGAAATTCAGGCCACGTTGCTTCACCTCTTATGAATTCCTCGCCTAACGTGTATCCACTTACTTCACTGGCAATTTGTGGGGGTATTTGCAAATCATATTGACCAACCTTCGCACCATACTTCTCGCCGTACTTGTTCAGATAGCTTGGGAGCATCTCATCGTAGAAGCCCTTCATCCCTTCGCCGCCGACTTGTAGATCTACGCCATTAAAAATGTGCGTTGCACGATTCTCTGACTCTGCTGCTGCGTTGTTGACAATCTTTTGCGTCATCTCTTTACCAACAATATTTTCCATTTCCTCAGCAGTTATTCTTGGTTGATATTTGCCGTTGTAAATAACATCGCCGTTTTTTCCAGTAATGTGCAAATCATATTTATCATCTAATCGTCTTGCCGTTATCTGATCAACCTGCTTGCTCAGGTCATACCGCTTCGCCTGCTCCGCTCCGGGCGTGATCACAACCTTGTCGTAACCACCCTTGACAGCGTCATCCATGATCCGCTTCATTGTTAGCTCATGCCAGTTCTTCTTGAAGGGAGCGTCAGGGACACCTTCTCTCAACACCGACTGCAATGACTGCCCTTGCTCTGTCAGTTTCATCCTGAGCGGAACGATGTCATTAGCGCGGTCAATTAGAGCCTGATACTCTGGGCTGTAATCTGGTAAAGCCTTAGCCTTCTCAAGCGCATCAATTCGTTCTGAACCTAATTTTTGATGTTCTGCTTTGACCGCATCAAGCTGCGCCTGTATCTCTTGCGTCTTGTATCCTTTCTTGCGCCCCTCTTGATGAAGGTCAGACTGGATCTCCTCAACGTGCAGTATCTTCTCGCCGTTTGGCCCAGCCCTATCCGATACCCGCGCATGAGCTAAGTAGTTATCAACATCAGGAAAGTGCGATGACTTGTAGCTACCAATATAGCCATACGTTGGAAGAACTTCGTAATGCTTGCGGAACTCTGGATCTCTTGCAATCTCTGCATCCATAGCAGTCTTTGCCTCAGCCCGTGTTGTGTAGACGCCCTCTGGTTCATAGCTGAGCGGCTTTGTCTGCGGGTGCTTGATCCCCACCCTAAATCCATTCACTGGACTGGGAGGATAGCTAAGCACTATCTCCCGATAGTTGCTGCCTCCGGGGACAACGTACTGAGCAAACTTTGTCTCCTCTCCGATATCATTCCCGCCACGACCAAGCTGCTGCGCCTCATACCGTTGCACAGCGTCCTCGTAAGGAGTCCAGTTGCTAGTACGCATAGCTTGATGCTCAAGCCTATCAAGATCACTTTGCGTAAGAAGATCACCCTCACTACGCAGCACCGTTTCGCTTGGCATTGAAGACGAACGCTCTTTTGCAATTTGCTCAACATCAGCCTTTGAGATTGACTTCGTACCTTTAGGGCTAGGCGTCACCTCAAAATACTTCTCTTGCTTGACCGTGTTCCCTTTCTTGTCAGGCTTCTTCAGGTTGACGGTTCGCGTCTTCTCAACAATAGGAACACCTAACACTTTGTCAAGCTTACGATCAAGGACTTCCTGCAGCTTTACTCCCGGCTGCTTGAGCAACTCCTTGAGCATCTGGTCAGGCAATGCCTTAGCAGGTAAAGCATTCAGAGCTTGGTCAACAGCCGAATAGAACGGCTTAGCCGCCTTACCCGCAGCCAACAGACCAGAGACTATAGGGTTAGCCATTACAGGGGTCTTTCATCAACGATCAAATCGTCGGAGGTAATCTCACCACCCTCTGCGGCTTTGATAACGCCACCCTTCTTGTATCCAGCGTTAGGGTGAGTCTTTCTCAAATAACCCATAACGTGATCAAGCCATTCAGCATTCGTCGGCTGGAAAAGATCTTTCCTCAACATCAAAGCACCAGTCACTTCATCAGCAGTAAGAGGTCTTTGTTCTTTTATACGACCAGTTTTAGGATCTATCGCAACTTGAGGGAACCCTTCTTTCATTCCCTTTTCATAAATATCTTTATAGAAAACTCTAGATGGAACATTGTGCTTCAACTGCACTGGACGAGATCCGTGATAGCCAGTGTCGTAACTGAAGTGAGCAACATCTTTAGGATCCGTTATCAAACCCTTTGATGGGTTTGTTTCAAAAATGGCTGATCCAGTCAAACCTCTTGGCGCACCTACAAGATCAGGATGAATAATTGCATCAGCAATATCTTCATAGTGCGGGAATCCCATATTGCGAAACTTTGCAGAACTAGCTAAATCAATAATCTTCTTTCTCAATTCTCCAGCACCCTTGATAGGGAATCCGTTCACGCCTCTTAGCTGAGAAATAATGTCTGGATGTCCAACACCCAAGAAATTAGGCTGTGCAAGATATCCTGCAGATGGCAACTTTATTGCTCTATTAAATTCGTTTAATGCTTTCTTTGACAATTGCAAATAAGGCAGTTGAGTAATAATTGATTCAGCAACAGGCGTAGAAAAGTTAATAGACTCTGGCCCCATTGCTGAAAAGCTTCCATAAGGATTCTCTCCAGTCTTTTCTGCCGCTTCAAGTAAGTTGGAAAGTTTCTTGTCTGCCATTCCTTTCATCGAAGCATATACACCTTGCCTCTTTGCAGCCTCTTGGATGAATGGATACATAAATCCAGCCTGCACAGGAACATTTTGCGAAAGAGGTATCCCCGCTATCTGGCTCAAGTCATATCCACCACCAGATGTATCGCCAACAAAAGGAACCATTGGTCTACCTTCTTTGAAATACTCTGGGGTAACAATCTTTGGCGATGACATAACTACATTCGGTGTTGCAATGGTCGGGCCAGATGTTGTTTCCCGTCTGACTACCGCTGGCGTCTCTAATGCACCAGCATATCTTTTAACTGCAGACTTCTCAGCAGATACCAAAGATTCAAAATCTCTTCCCGGATATAAAGTATCCATTGCAAATTCTTGCCGACTTAAACCACCCAGCCCTTTAGGTACTACCCCCGGAGCCAAGCCCTGCTTTTGCATAAGCTCCATGACCATCTTGTCGGCTGTCGGGCCTAACGTCCTGCCAACAGCTTTAGCCGCAGCAGGAACCTTACCGATCAATGGCAGGGCGTTCAGTGGATCCAGAAAAACTTCAGTAGCCGTTGCTACCTCTGGCCCAAATAAACCTAATGCTTTCTCGCCCATGTACTGAGCAGGCTTACTCAGTGGCTCTAAGAACTTAGCCATGCCCTCAACCTTGTCGCCAGTCTTCTGGTCTGAAGGCAGAGCCATGTATCGCCTCTGCAGATCCTCTGTTGCCTCTGCAGCCATCTTAGGATCGCGTGTACGCGCCAATTCAACCAGACCTGCATATCCAGCAGGTATAGCCGCTCCCAAGCCTGAGAGCATCGTGCCTACCGCCTCAGCCCCGCTCGTATCAAAAGTTCCACGGGGCTTCTTACTGATCGGCCTATAGACTTGCCTCTCCTCTGGCGTAGGCTCAGCCTCACCGCCCACAGCACGCTTGACGGGATGCTTCCACAGAGCCATCCGCATCGCGTCCTGAGATACCTCGCCGCCTTTGGCTTTACGGACGATCCCGCCACGAGCCATCTCAACATCTCCGAGAATGGCAGACTCAGGGATATTATATTCGTGCCAGTCATCTGGCCCAAACTCCTGACGAACGCGATAGCCCGGTTCGCGTGGGGTTCGCATGGTCTTACCCGTCTGTGGATCTTTAATCGCCTTGCCCATGTTGGGGCCGAGTTGCGGATGATCTGATCGCATCGGATCGTTGCCAACCAGTGTGCGATCAAGAATTGTGAATGGTGGATGGTTCTTTTCCGAACTACTCTTAGTGAACACACGCTGACCTTTGTCGTACAGGAAAGGCGTGGACTCGATCATGTCTTGGCGTTCGATAGCCCTCTGTCTGACGAGGTCACCCAATGAAGTGTGGAAGTCTTGCAGCGTGGTCAAGTCCTTTGTGGCAGTCACTGGCCTTGCCATGCCAGCACTTTCTGCCGCTTTGCCAATAATTTGAGCAGCCTTTTTTATAATACCGCCAGCACCTTTGTGATGGACTCTGTTGTTCGACAGAGCCATTCTCATTGCATCCTGAGACACTTCACCACCCTTAGCCTTTTCATTTGCTAGTAGGTCAGGAGCAGCTACACCTAGCGCCGCTGCGGTTGCAGCATCCCTGCGGAACGGATCGAAGGCGGCGAAGCGGGAACGTATTACATCAGGGTCAAAAATAGCAACTTCATTCGGCAATTGAGTTTGAGAGTTTCTTGAAAAGGTTCCGCTATATCCCGCATTTTTTATATTCTCCGTTGCTTTTTTGCTAGATTCGGCGCTACGAATCGCAAGTAAATCGGTAGCATCGTAAAGTTTAGATGCGTCATAACGCAACGGCATTATTCTTTGAACACCACCATCACTAAGTATTTCGGCAATTAGATTTGAGTATCCAGCGTCCTTACTTGGGTCAACGTAAAAGCCTTGTCCTATTGTGCCGTAATCGTTTTTGCCACCGTACACAGGGTCAACTTTTGTAATATCCGCGCCAGTTGCATGAAATCCACTTTCAGGAAACATCACATCAGCCCTTTGCGCTGGCGTGTTGTCAGCAGGCAGACCTAGACCGCCCTTCTTAACAGGCAGTGCTGCACGTTGCTGGGCTAGGCGCAGAGCCTCGGCTTGTGGTGCGGCTATCTTAGGTACTGCACGTTCAACAGCCTTAGCCGCCTTAGCAGCTTTAGCAGCAGCCTGAAGTCCTGAGAGGATTGGGTTAGCCATGTTCACTGCGCATAGGGGTTCCCTCGCGTCGATAGAGTTTCGTCTGCGTAATCGGCATCATCGTACTTATCTTCAGGGTTAATGTCCAGCCATCCCGTATCCTTCAAGAATCGAATAGCTTGTGTCGTCGAGTCTACATAGTCGTCATGCGTGGCATCAGGGAAGCTACACAACTGGCTCAGGAAGCCCTCAGCCCAGTCCTTCACATAGCCCTTCTTATGGCTGGACTCAGGTAGCCAGACCCGCCCTGTCGAGAAGATGGACGCTGTGATCTGCAGTCTCTGCATCTTGTCAGCCCTGCCCGGATTCCACGCTCTAACAGGCAGGCGCATCTGGCGTAACTCCTGAATCAGCGAGATCCCCGCAGCTTTGTCCTCGACCAGCAATAGGTCAGGACGCTTAGCTTCCTTACCCTCACCGTAGCTTACCTTCCACTCCTCCAAGACCTTGGGCTTGAGATGGGGGAAGTCTAGATGCTCAGCCCAGCAATCGATCAGCAAGACCGCCAGAGGCCCATCCAAGGGCTTGAAGATGCCCCATGTCGTCATCGCCGTAGGATCGTTGTGCAGCTTCTCGCTGAAGGCGCAGTCATAGGACTGGATGATGTACTCAAAGCTGGGGAAGGGCTTGTTCGCAGGCCAGAGCTTAAACATATCTCGGCTAACAACTTTACCATCCTCCAGATCAACGATCTCACCTAACACCTCCTGTTGGTACAACTTTGATCCCTTGTACTGCTCTAACTGCCTAGAGAACGTCGAGGACAGGTTATCAATGTTCTCGTAGGTCGAAGCCCTATCGACCACCACATCGTCACCCTCACGGCTTAGGAGGTCGAGGATCAGATCCTTGTTCTTGGGTGTGGTCGTGGCGATGACTCGCGGTCTGTCCCCCAGCCTCAGACCCAGCATCATCATGTCCCAAGCCTCCCCCGCTCCCAAATATTGAAACGCCGCTAACTCGTCTGCCCAGCAATAGTGGAACTGTGGGCCTCTTAAACGCTCGTAGGAGTCGGCAGATATCCCCCTGATCGTCGAGCCGTTGACCAAAGTGATCAGGTGATCCTGCTTGTTGTAGTCCTTGACCAGTGCTGGAGGGATACACGCCAGTAGACCTGACGCGCCCTCCATGCAAGTATGCTTGATGTCGTTGCTTGTCGGCGCTAGAACTAGACATCTGACCCCCGGTTCCTTCCAAGCCCACCACCACAACGCTTCTGCCGCGCACCTAGTCTTACCAGCACCCCGTCCTGCCAGCAGCAGCCATATCGTCCAATCAACCTCAAGCGGGGGCGGGATCTGGTGCTTATGCGCTCTATCGACCCATTCCATCCTTGCAATCCAAGCAACTCGCTCCGTATCGGGCAACGAGTTAAACGCCTCCGCGTCCAATACATCAGTCGCCAGCACGCTTCTTCATTTCCATGTTAGCCAAAATTGCATGGAGTTTCTCGTAAGTCGCGTCCTCTACCTTGATCGGAGCGCCTCCCTCGACGCCCTCAACGCCCAGCCGCTCCCCGTAGACCTTCGGGAGGTACTTAGCTGCCAACCACTTGCGTCCGTCCATCCTGAGCCTGTTCCAAGCGATTGAGCCGCTATCTAGCTTGACGTTCCCGAACTCATCGCATACTTCTAGTGGCTTTTGGTCAATGATCTGGACGATTTGATCAGCGAAGGTATGCGCTCCGTCCTTCCTCGCTTCTTCGTATTGCTTGCGGAAAGTTTCGTACTTGCGTAGCCACATATAGATAGTGGTTACTGAGGGCATATGGTCGTCTAGGGATATCTTGCTGACTGGCTCCCCGCACGCCAGCCTTCCACATATCTCTGTGCAGATCTCGTCAGTGATATCAGGCGGTCTACCCTTGAGCCTCGGGTTAATGACCTGTTTGTTTCGCGGCTTCAACTTTGGCATTTTGCGAAAACGCTCTTCCGTTGATTAATAAGGAGTTTTAGGTAAGCAGGGTAGTATTGTTACCACCTTAGCTTCCGCTTCCACCTCTCCAAAACAGAAAGGCTCACCTAAGAGCCTATCATGTTATTGCTTTGAAATCAACTAATTCTAGGCAATTGACCCTTCTCATACAGGCGCATCAGCGCAAAGTCTGTGCAGTCCCCAGTAGTATCTCGCAGAGCAATTTGAGTAATGATACTTACATCCATCACTGCGGAATGATAACGCCATGAGTCGCCTGCACCCATCACAGCCTTAACGGGACTGTATGTCTTGGCGGGATTGCCGGTTTCGGTGGTACGGATTTTCTTGTAGGTGTTCATTTTCATCTCCAGTAAGGGGGCGAACCCCCTGTTTGATTTAAGCCAGCAGGTTCTTAACGTGTTTGAGATACCGCGCCCGACCAGCAGCGCCACACATGGGGATCACGCGGGTAAGGTAGTCAAGCTGCGACTCTTCGGTCTTGTCCCACTTGGTGTACATGATCGTTGCCAGCTTACCCTTGTTGGCTTCGATCAGCGCAGCAAGCTCGTTCGACTTTTTGGCGGCAAGCAGATCACGTTTGGCTTTGGCAAAGGCGCGAACCTCTGGGGAGTTCTTGTAGGACTTGATCAGACCAGCATCGCCAGTCTTCTCGACGCAGGAGGAGCCGACATCAAACTGCTTGCCATCAGCAGAGCGGATGATGTAGCAATCTGCAATCCCAGTACCACAGTGAGCGCAGATGCCCATCGCTTGACCGGGGGAGCCGATTTCGCTTCCATCAGCCATCATGATCGGGCCAACTTTCTGGTACACGCCTACGCAAAAAAAAGGGGCAGCACCAAGGTTGCTGCGGGTAAAAACGTGCATCCCTACTTGCTCTTGATTATCGGTCTTCATTGTCATCTCCTTAGCGGCTGGTGGTTTTTACAGAGAACACGGCGGTAACGCTCGTGTACTGAGCGATGGTGTCGTCAGAGACACCGAGATCAGCCATCATCTTTTTGTAGTCCACCGTCTTGCGATCAGCTTCGATCACGGTGGACTTGAACAACACGCCCTCAAACACTTTCGCGCCCTCTGGGAGAGTGGCGAGGTCTTTGAACTGATCCTTGATCTTGTCAGCCTGTTTGGTCAGGTCAGCGATCTGCGCGAGTACAGAGCCAAGAACATCTACTTCGGTCATCATCTGGTTCATTTTCTTCTCCTGAGTCATCTCGTACCAAGTCGGTACAGAACTAATATTACGGGTATCCGAATAACGTGTCAACACTTATTTGCAACTATTTTTAATTATTTTTAGGGGGGGTATTTCCCCCCCCATTTCCCTAGAAGTTGTAGTCGTAGAACCTCTTGGGCTTATCGCTCAGCCCGAAGCGCCGACCATGCTTGTCCTTCCAGCCGCCCTTGCCCAAACGGATCCTGATTACGGGTTTAAGGGGGTTGCTGGTGATGAACCACCTCTGCTCGTCCTGATTGATGCAGTGACCAGCAAAGCCACCAGCCACGAACTCCATCTTGACTGACTCGTCACGCGCAGCATCCATCTCGCGGATCTCTATAGTCTTGTCGCTGACGCGGCGCACGATCTCAAAAGGATCGACATCGCTGTAGCCGTAGTGGTTAGCGAACATCTCGTCGCCAGTCGTGATCATCGCTACACGCTCACCGTCACGGATGATGGCAACGTGATGACCGCCACGGTAGACCGTGTACTCGTCCGTTACGATGTCCTGCAGAATTTTCTCTGCCTGATCCAAGGTGTTCAGGCGTCCAGCGCGGTTCGCCCAGATTTTGGCGCTGAAGTCTTGCTTGTCTATGGTTACTTTCATGGTCATCTCCTGTTTGTCTTTTCGTACCAGTTGGTACAGAACGAATAATACGGATACCCGAACAGCTTGTCAACAACTATTTTATTTCCTTTGTACGGTGTGCATACCTTCGGGAAGGTGGCAATAAACCCGCAATGCCGTATCGTTGTACCCCGCTACCGTGTGGGGACGACAATATGCAACAGGGTAGGCGCGGTTTTCCTGCATTACCGCAATCTGCACAATCTGCTCCCCGCTGGGGTCAATCCCTTGGAGGTGGGCAATCAACTCTTTGGTGGTCATGTATTTGGGGTCGTTCATACTTCCTCCCTCTCGGCGGCGCGAGTTTCGCCATCGTCAGCGGCGTGTGCCATCAAAGTCTTTTGCAGAGCGGAACAGGCGCGGATCAACTTGGCGATGTGGGGGGCGCTCCCGTTGCAAGCCCCGTCAACAGCGCACATGATTTCTGACAAATCGTAAGCGAGGAAATCATCGTTAAGGATGGGTTTGAGCAATCTGCCATCCTCAATAATTTCCTTGGTGCATTCTGCAATCGCACCAGCATCGGGCGGCGTTGCAAAGTCTTCATCGCCGTGGGCTTCGTTTCTACTCATTTTCATCTCCTGTAATTTAAAGGCGCACATTGCAGCACCCCGTAAGGTGCTGCGTTTTAATTTTTTAGTAAGCGTGGTTTTCGTCGTACTCATCAGCCCGTTCTTGCGCGGCATACTCAGCTTCTTGACCTGAAGAAATGTATTCTTCGGAACCGTAGCAAGGCGTTGAATCTTTCCAATCAGCAAAACGTACTGGAAACTTGCCAGCAGCAGCGCGAGCATTCAAAGCCACCGCGAGTACCTCAGCTTTCGGAAGTACCTCGTCTTCCCAACGATGCTTGCCGACAAACAAGGCTTTACGAGCGCCGCGTGCATCTTCTGCAATGACATACGCAGCGTGACCAAATATGTTTCCGGTCGGGTTAGACATATCAGCCATCTCGCTGTTTTGCCCAACGATGATGAGGTCGGTGCAGGCGGTGTAGCTAATTTCGTTTGCGTTGTTCATTTTCATCTCCTGTTTGTCTTCTCGTAGCGACTTGCTACAACCCAGATACTACGCCTTTCCGAACAGCTGTCAACTACTTTTTTAACAATTCTATAACTCGTTGAATTGTAACGTTTAAAGCATCAATTTCATCCATCTTCTGGATAGCCCATGCCCTCTTTTGCCCGTGAATTCCCAATAAAGGGTTGCGGTGACAGTCCACACACAGAGCTATGGCAGTGTACTGGGCGTGCTGCTTTACATGATGCGCCTCAGATCCCGACTGAGAGTCACACACAGAGCAGGGTAGTTCTTTTACCAGCCCAAGATATGCACGCTCTTTTGCGGTGAGCGTGTTATTCATCGAACAGCCCAAGCTGACCAGAAGTTCTGGGCATTTGATTGCCAACTATTTTTGATCTCCACAAGGTGACCGTTTCCATGTGGTTGTGCCGTTGCGCAGGTTCTACTTTTGTGATTGGCTCAATCCAGCCAATAAGATTTAAAGCACGAACCCCAGAAACCCATGTGTTGTGATGCAATGACTTAGGCAGGAACAACTGATTACGTCTGCAGTGTTCCCTAAATTCATCCCCCATCACAATCGGTCTTACAGTTAAAAGATCCTCTGCATTTGCTAGGTATTGCTCCACGAACATAGGCTCTGCTCGACTTGCTTTTTTCCAGCACTGGTCAGCAAGCTCCAATGCCGCTTCTATGCGCGTCACTTGAACGCCCTGTCAACAACGCGGTTAGAGGCTTCCTGTGACCTCCAGACCTCTATCCTTGCCTCTGCAGCTATCATCTGCCACCTAAGCTTCTCCTCCTCCTCTACGGCGTCCCTAAGCCCCTCCAGAAGCTCTAGGTAGTCTTTATGACTGTATGCCATTGCTTCTCTCTCTGCGACTGTCTTGCTTGTGTCATTGACAAACAAAGTCGCCTTAAGACTTTTTCTGTACTGCTCAATGTAAATCCGCTGCGCTTTAGCTTTGGCATAGGCTGGAGCATTGCTCAGCAGAAAATCAACAGCTTTGTGCGGGTTAATCTCATCCATTTATCATCTCCTCAATCCAGTTAATTGCTTCACCATTTTTTACCATGTCACTCGTAAATCGAAATACTAAGTACCCCATCCACGCAGCATGATTGTATTTCTCGCAGTCCTTCCTAAAACCACTGCCAGTCGTGTGTCTACCACCGCTCCAAGTCCCACCCTCTACCTCGACAACAAGCTTTCTCTCAACCCAACAAAAGTCAAACCGCCATCGCCGTACAGGGTGAAATTTATACTCCATCATATAACCCATGATCCCTGCAGACTGCATCTGCAGATGAAGCATCAACTCAAGATTACTGACCATTCCCCCTTTTCGCCTCGATTTCCCTCCCGCCACTGCTCCTGAATGTCCTTCTCCAGATTCTCCCGTCTCGACTGAACCGCTGGTTTGTTTAGATAGTCTCTTAACAACGCCTTCCCAGCCTGTCCTTGTGCTGTTCTTACGCTTAGTAGCCATCTGACTTCACACCTATGTCGGTACTGCTCTGAGTACAAGAACCCCCTATCCGTTTTTTCAATTACCTTTTTAATTACCTTTTCGACCACCACTTCCTTTTTTTCTGGCTGCTCAGCAAACAAATTAAATTGCATGGTAATTTTCTATCCCTGAGTAAGGAAGGGAGATTTCTGTCAAAACCTTCCCCTACCCGACTTTGTGGTCAGGTTGGGGAGTCTTGACATGATCTATCCCTTCGGTCGGTCGGTCGAATCACGCCAGTACGGAGAGCATCATCCGTCCATAAATCAGGGCTTTTGGCGTTGATGCGCCAATTCTGACTGCCCCCGATTGGCGCTCAGCTTTTATCCTTTGAAATGATCTAGGGAGCCTCACGCCAACTTCCGCAGTTGCTGACCAGTAACCTTCTTATCAGCCCATCCGTCATAAGTAAGAACGTACCGGGGGTCTTTGCTCTGGACAGTTTTCACTGGAGCCATCTTCGCGTACTCCCCTACACCGATAGAACCTTATGCCGACCCAAAAGAAAAACCCCTACTGCTGGGTTTCAGGTCGCGGTGATGGAGAGCATAGAGCCGATGCTCGTTCGCCACCGAAACCCATGAGTAGGGGTTTTGTGACTCTAATTTCGCCCATCACGGCGACCCGATCTTTCTCTCAGGCAAAAAAACTTTAACCCGCCTTGTTCTCTTTGTCAAATATAAAAATTGGAATCATTTGATGATTGACCCTGCGCTTCCAAATAAAAGGTTGTCCAAGACTAGAGCGCGTCTTCTTTATCTTCTCAATTGACTTGATGGTAGTGTACCCAATCAACCTCATGGCTTTTACCCTTTATGGATCGATTTAATTACGTTAATTAACTCCCAAACACCCGCCCTCTGATGCAGATCGTTAGCATCCTCCCCCTCTACGGGAGACATCACCCAAGGAAGCCCTGTCGCCTCAGCCACCCGCTGTCCCGTTCTGGATACATCGTTGTCAGCAAACACAAACCGATTGCCCGGAATCCGCTCAGCCACATACTGCAAATTTACCGCTGAGAAACATACCCAGACTTGAGACTGTATATACATCGCGTCTAACGCTGCTTTAACCGACAGCCCCGTGGCATAGCCCTCGACCAGCCACCTCTGCGACTTCAAATCTTTCCCCCCCATCACGAACACCGCCCCCTTAGCCCTCCCCCCTGACAAAAACTTCTTGTCATCACCAATACTTTGTATGGATGTTATCTCCCCTGACTTGTAGTCCCTCATGGGGATAAGTAGCTGACCATCCAGAACCAGCCCCAGAGCCTTTGGGAAGCCTTTCCTCGACAGGTAGGTATGCTTATCAAGGACAGCCACCGAAAGCCGCCTGTAGGCTTCCTGAGCAGCTTTGGCGTGCTGTTCTGCCTCCCGCCTCTCAGCCGCATCCCGACTAGCCCTGAGCTTACGGAAATCAACTGGCTCACTTTTTGAGCCACCCTTCGGAAAGGAGGCAAAGGATTCCATCGTCGCCCAGTTCTTGACTACGCCCCTCTGCCCGTCGAACAGATAAGCGCCGTTCCGTTTCTTGGGCTTATCTTCTGTTGCGACCCTGTGCCAGCGTCCATCCGAGATCAGATCCCGAATGATTACCCCGTAAATATGCGCGTGATCAATGAAATTCATAGCAGACTCATCTGTGCAGTTTCATTAAATGCTTCTTTTATTCTGGCGTCTTGCAATTCTTTGTAAGAAGAATTCAATTCGCATCCAATATAGTTGCGTTCGTTCAGGATTGCCACCGCTGCTGTTGTTCCGCTGCCCATGAACGGATCCAGCACCACGCCACCAGCAGGCGCACCAGCGAGGATGCAAGGCGTAATCAGGTCAGAGGGGAAGGTGGCGAAGTGTGCGCCCTTGTAGGGTTTGGTGGTTACTGTCCAGACGCTGCGCTTGTTGCGAGTTTCGCCATTTCCAACAGCCTTCATATTGCCATTAGTCTTACCCGGCACACGATCAGATCCCGTTTGCTCCGCAAGCGTAGGTTGTGCCAACCGCTCTACGCTACTCGCAGCCAATGGCTCTGCAATCGCTTCGTTGTCGAAATAATACTTCTGCGACTTACTCAACAGAAAGATGTATTCATGCGCCTTCGTGCATCTATCCTGCACACTCTCAGGCATCGGGTTTGGTTTGTGCCAGATGATGTCCTGTCTAAGAATCCAACCATCTGCTTGCAATGCCAAAGCAACACGCCACGGGATGCCCACAAGCTGCTTGCTTGCAAGTCCTGTATTGCCTATGGGTAACCCGCCAGTCAGCGTTCCTGCTGACGTTCCTTGCTTCGCGCTTTTGCGATCAGACGCCGAACCATCTCCCATCTGCCCTTTCCCAGACCCCGCATAAGAGTCACCCAAATTCAGCCACAGCGTCCCATCATCCTCCATCACATCCCACACACAGCGGAACACCTCAACCATTGCAGCAATGTATTGCTCTGGCGTTTCTTCAAGGCCAATCTGCCCTTCATGCCCATAGTCACGCAGTCCATAGTAAGGAGGAGAAGTAACACACGTTTGAGCCTTAACACCTTGCTCTGCCCATTTCCGCATTGTCTCGCGGCAATCTCCAAATTCAATCATGCCGCCTCCTGCTTCTTCATGCGATTGCTATAGGCAATGACGTTAGCCCTGACCTTATTTCTGACCTCTGCCCGTACTTGGACAGTCTCGGGAACGTACTTAGTGACAGGCCAAACGCTGTAGATGTTCCGATACTGCGCAAGGGCAAACTTCTCAGCTTGGAAGTGATCCTTCTTGATCTCTAAAGCCAGAGAACAAAGCTCCTTCCACACAAGTTTTTTATCTGCCAAAAAGTCCTGCTGCTTGATCTTAGTCTTACCGTTGATCTCAACCATCTCACCGCTCGTATTATTAACTTTGCTGCGGGGACTCTTGCGCTCAAACCCACAAGCAGGACAGATCTTCTGCGTATGGACAAAGCCACAGGCCTC